GGCGAACTGCTGCAGCGACCCGTAGTTGGTCTTGACCTCGGGGTGAACCTTGTTGCAGCCGGCCATGGTGAACACGGAGCCGACGGTCACGGTGGCGCCTGCGGTCCAGCCGCTGGTGTTGATGATGTTACCGGTCTGGCCCGGGCCGTTGACCACGACGTTAGCGCTGCCGGCCATGGTACCGTTGGTGTGGGTCGGCATCAGCTCGTTCTCCAGGAAGTCGAAACCGGAGAGGTGGCCCATCTCGCCTTCAAGGAACTGGGCGCTGATGGATTTGGTCGGGTTGAACTGGTTCTGCAGACCGTTGACCAGACCTGCTGATGTCACACTGTCAAGCTGGACAAAGCGGTCCAGCCCCTTGGGCGCCAGCGACTGGTTGAGCAGGGTCTTGGCGTTCAAGAACGGCAGAATGGTAGCCGGGGTGACGCCAGCGGTCCCGACGAACTGGTACACGTCGGAATACAGACGACCCATGACCGCCGACTCGATGCTGGAGGTCAGGATCGACATGCAGGGGTCCAGGAAGCGTGCGCCGAAGTCGTCGATGTTCATGGTCAGGTCGATGGAGTTGATGTCGAGGTCGGCACCGACGACCGTGGACACGACCAGGGTGATCTGCTGCTCGTTGGTCGGCTGCGGGCTGGCAGTCAGACCCCAACGGGCCTGGTACTGGTTGGGCAGACGGATCTGCAGGCTCTGGCCGATCTTGGCACCGGAGTTTGCAAAATTGTCGTCGTACTGCCGGTTAATCGTACCAAGGAACGCCGGCTTGCTGTGGAGGATCGAAAGCGCCTTGCGGGTGATCTTTTTGTCGGTAAGAAATACGGACACGGGTTACTCTCCTGTGGCCCTGCTACCGCCGGGGCGGTCGGCTTGCGAGCCGTCGCTGCCGTTCCCGTGCAAAATACTCGCTGTCGGATACATCATCGTCGCTGGCGTCGAGATTACCCTGCTGACCGAGTGCTTTGACCGGTGCTGGCGCTTGTGACACATGCCGAGTGGGCGGCGTGGGCTTGTTGATGATGGTGGCTTCGATACGTCCGATCTCCCTGACCGCGGACATCGGACTCATGGTTTGCAATTTTGCCGCCTCGGCCTTGTTGTTGGCGAAGTAGCGCAGCAGTTGGGGGCCGACTTCGGATTCCCTGATGGCATCCTGCACCTCGCGGCTGGAGGCCAGAATGGGGATGAAGTTCGGATGACCCGGGATATGGAACGTGCTGGCGATGGTCACCAGATCGGGGTCAAGTTTGGCCTCTTCGGCCAACCGGTCCTGGAACTGCCGGGTCTGCTGTGCGACAGTCAGCTGCCGCTGTTCCTGCTGGCGCTCCTGCGCCGACTCCTGTTTGAGTTCCCACTTGGCCTGCGCGATGAGGTAGGCGCGATCCGCTTTGTTGAATTCGTCCAGATCCTCAAAGTCGTTGATGTCAGGCTCCACCGGCGCCTGCGGGGCTGCCGGTGCCGCGGGGGCGGCTGCTGCCGGTGCCTGGCGGTGTGTGGCTTCCATCTGGCCGCGCAGGTAGGCGTTGTCCTCACGCAGGCGAGCAGCATCAGCCTCGATGGCCTTGCGCTTGGTCCGCTCATCCTTAGCCCTCGCATACGCTGCGGGGGGTAGACCGTGCAAGTCGTCATCGGGGTCAGCCGGTGCCGGCGGGTCTACGGGATCGTCGTCATCGGGGTCAGCCGGTGCCGGCGGGTCTACGGGGGCGGCCACACCGCCGGGGGGTACACCATCAGCGTCATACACGGGTCTTACAAACAGTCGTCTTAACATGGTCTGCTCCCTCTCCTACACTCCCGTGGGCCGGAGGCGCCTTAGATTGTGCTGCTAACTCCCGTGGGCCGGAGGCGCCTTGCTACTCCATCATTGGTAATGATGCATCGGCGGCGTGATCGCCCGGGTGACTGTGCAATTCCGTCAGCACCTGGATGATCTGTTTTTTAATTTCCGTGTCCTGTTCCTTGCATTCCTTGTACAATTTCACAAGTGCTACTTTTTGTTCAACCATCCCTTTAGATTGGCGTATCCCTTCTGTTTTTATCTTCTCGATAGCCAACATCACCTGTGGTGGCGGGGGTGGCTGGAACGGTTTCTCACCTTCCCGCGGCTCGGCCAGACCAGGGGGCAGGGTCTTGCGTATCCGTGCGGCGACCCGCTCACCCTGTGTGTTGTCCATGATCCCTTCCACGATGATGTCGCCGGCAATTTTGCCGATCTGCGGGACACTGTTGACCAGTTGCATCATCTGTGCGCTCGCTTCCTGGCGGGCGGTGGCGTAGCTCGGACCGACGGTGACGACGACCTCATACTTGCCAACGGTGATGTCATTCAGCACGGCCTTGTCGTCCTGCTGGTACAGACGCGTCAGGTCCAACGCCTTGAGGCCGGGGTAGTTGTGGGGCGCTGCGCTCACACGCCGCACGGCGTCCTTGATCGGCGTGTTGACCGGCACCACGGACTCCGTGTCGTCGATGTTGCGCAGCCGCACGTCCCGGTCGGTGTCGTACAGCTCACCGATCATGGCGTTCATGACCTTGGCCGAATACTCGATGGCCCGGTTGAGTTTGTAGGCGTAGACGTAGGTGCTGATGTCGCCCGGCTTCTGCTTGGCCCACACCGCGGCCCCGGTGCGCTCGGGTCCGACTTCCCCCAGGTCGCCGCCGTACAGGCCGATGACTTTTTTGAGGTTGTCGGCGGCACGGTTGGCTTGGGTGAACAGCGCGGCGGGGGGATCAGCGGGCCGCTGGCGCATGGGCGGCGGGGCGGCCACACCGCTGTCCACGTCCATGTTGTAGAGCAGGAATGCCGAGTTCTTGACGTTGGCCGTCTTGTAGTCTTCCTCGTACCCCTCGACCTGGCGGGGGGTGAGCACCCACGGCGCCTTGGGAGCGAGGGCGATGGTCTCGGCAAGGGCCGACTCCCAGTAGTTGACGAGCCTCTGCGCGTCCTTGGCATCCTTGATGAGACCCTTGACGTAGGTCTTGCCCTCGATGTTCATGGTGATGCCGAGCACCTGGATGACCGGGATGTAGCTGCCGGGGATTGCCTCGCCGTCAAGCAGTTTGGTTTCCTGCTCCTTGTCTGACAGTTCCTTGGACTTGCCGGGGCCAAGAATCTCGGTGGCGGTGATCACATACCGCTTGACGCGGTTGACGGTGGCCTCGCGGCGGTCAACGATCTCGGGGATAGCCGACCCGGGGATGACGGGCATGGGGGCCGGCTGCATGGCCTGCGGTGGTAGCGCGGCGGGTCCAGCGCCTTGGGGTCCAGCGGCAGGGGGTGGTGGCTGCTGGCTGTTGGGGGCACCCGCCCCCGGTGGCGTCTGACCCGCCGCAACTGGTGGTAGCACTGGCGCGGGTTGCGGACCCTGCGGGGCCATCGGGGAGGGGGCCGTCGGACCCTCCAGGCTCAACGCATCCCGCACCAGTTCCTTATGGTCCTTGACCAGTTCTTTGGCTTCCTGCTCGGTGATGACCGTGCCGTCGGCCATCATGCACATCATAACCTTCTCGGGCTTGATGACGTAGTATTCGGCCACTGTGACGAAATCGCGGTCAAAGTACAGTTCATCCTTGAGGCCGAGACCTTCCTTGATGGTGTCCGACGGCCATTCGGCGTCGGGCCATTCGTCCTCAAACTCGCCGCGGGGGTATTTGGTGAGGATGAACCCGTACTTGGCATCGGCGCCCGATTCGTCCTTGCGAGTCGGGTCCAGGTACACCATGAACGGGTTGGGGATGGCCTCCAGGTAGAACTCCTGGATGAACGGGTTTTCCTCGGTGTAGCGGGTGAGCACACGCCATGCGCCATAACCACACGCCACCTGGCTCTTGCCGGCGGTCATGTAGATGTCCTCGCCGTTGGAGCGGTACTCGGCGTTGCTGATGATGCCTGAGCGGATTTTGGCTATATGCTGGCTGGACTTGTGGTCGCCGGGTTTGATCTTGGCACGGGCGCGGTTGTGCAGCATCTCACCGACAACCTGATTGACAAAGGTGGGGAACAGCGGAACTACCAGACAGGGGCGACCTTCCTGCTTGCGTCTTTTTGCTTCACCGACATCCCAGTGCAGGTCGCCGTTGAGCATTTTCAGACACTCAATGGCCTCACGGCGGTTATGGTCATCGGATTCCGTACATTTTTTCAGACGCTTCTTGACCTTAGACAAAAAGTCCTCAGTCTTAGTGGTGTGTGATACTGTCTGCTTTTTAGCCATGGGGTGCGGGGTCTCCATTGTGACGGCCCGTCTTTTGAGCCCACCGCCGAGCGGTGGGCCTTTTAATAGTCATGTGTTCCATACTACTAATTTAAACAACCGTCAATAAAAAAATAGCCCCGCTGGTTGGGCGGAGCTATTGTCTTATTAGGCAGTTAGGTTAGCGGCTCACGTGAGCCAGCAGCACTGTGAGAAATTTTGGCAAGTACCACAATACCTCACACAACAGTCCGTAGCAGAATAGTCGGGCCATACTACCCCCTTTTCGCCGCCAGAAAGAGCCGCTTGAAGACCCAGTAGAAGAACAGCATTTTGAGCGAAGTGGTGACAGGATGTTCTTCAAACTGATTGATCTGTCGGTCGATGAGTTGTTCAAGTTTTGCGATAAGTTGTTCCATTTATCGATCTCCCTTTTAGTAGCTTTTTCAATTTGTAGTTCATTCAACGCTCGCTGGCTGTCACTGACCCATCTCTGATACTGGCTCAAATCATCGTTTTTTGACTTAAGCGCCTTTGCTAGTGATTCATCAATAGCCGGGTTCTGGTTGTTGTCGATGGCTTTTTGAACCACTGACAACTCTCGCTGTGCTTCAACAACCAAACTCTCATAGTGGCTGAGTAGGTCTGGTCTCGGGCCACGCCCCCCCCCTCTCACTGCACGATCACGCCCATCGGCGTGCCTCCGTGCGACTCAGCCTCCAGGCTGGCCTGCCACCCCTCGACCAGCAGACCGGGTGTGACCGTCAGCACGACGGGCCGGCCCAGTTTGTCGGTGAGCCGGTTGCTGTGCAGGCCGTAGGACCGTGTGATGTGGATGGCGAAGTTGTACATCATCGCCAGCACTTCCTCGGCGGTATAGGTTGGGTCAGGCTGCTGAGTCATCACACACCCCCGCCGCTGCCGACCCGATGTTGGTGATCCTAACTGCACCCAGCAATTCGCCCCGACGGTCACGACTGATCATAAAACTGTCGGTCTTGTCAACGCCGTAGTCATCCGGTCCCTTGTACATCTCGTCAAAACTGACCGGGCGCACACCCTCTTCGCTGTAGACCAACGCCGCACACTTCGACAGGTCGGGCATGTTGCCGAACAGCCGCTGGTGCTCTGCCGCTTCGATCTGTCGTACCCGGTCGCCCATTGCGCGAACGGATTGACCGAGTGTTGGCTGGGGGCCATTCAGATCATCCAACCGGTCGGCCAGCGTCGGCTCACACACCCCCGCCACGTCCTCTTCCTTCATGATGCGCACGTCGTCGTCGCCCGGGACTCTGAACTCGCCGCAGCCGGCGGGGAACATCACCCGGTCACCCACCCGGCAGTCCTCGACCAGCGGGCCGACGGCCTCCACGATCCCGTAGAGCCAGGGGGTCGTGCGGTTGAGGTCCACCGCCGGCTGAATGAGGCCGGTCGGCAGCACCGTCTCTTCGCGGATCAGCAGCAGGTCGCGGACGGGCCGCAGGCTGCCGTCGATGGGCGTCGTGTCGTAGTTATAGCTGGTCTTCTTGGTCATCTGTGGCCCCCTTGATTGTGTACCTGTTGGGTAATCTGATTTGTAATGTGCTGCCGATTTTACCGGATGGGCGCTCCACACCGCAGGAGTCACGCAAATCATTGACACGCTGGATACCCGCCCAAACCGATTCCCGCTCGGCTTGCTTTTTGAGCAGGTTGGTCATGATTGTGCGAACACCCGGCCACATAACCGACGGGCCGCTGATCAGTTTGCCGTCAGGGCCGAGTAGTCTGCTCACTGGTTATCCCCCTCCGTGCGTAGGCTACCATCGCAGCCTGTCGTGTTGCCCCGCTCCCCATTCCCCCGCCCCAGCCCTTGCAGACCCACACCCCGCCCCACTGGCCGACGATCACACCGCAGCGGCGTCGGTGGACCCGCGCAGCGCCGGTGGCAACTGTTCGGGTTGGCGGCCTGGCCGGCGCACCGGTGGCAGTCCCGCGGACTGTCGGGCCAGTATCCTGTCGTGCTTCTGTTGGCACCTCTTGCATGTCACCCCCTCCATCGTTTCCTTGTTGCGTTTGCCGGTCCATATGTCCTCAATCCATCGACCGCACAGGCTGACCGTCTCGGCGGTCCCGTAGACCCGCTGGAGCACCCGACCCATCAGGTGCGTGGCACGCCCACCCCTCGGTGGCTTGAGAGGTGGCGGCTTGCGCTTGGGACGCCAGGGCCATGGCCGCTTGCCCTGACCCGGGCCTTTCTTCTTCTTGGCTTTCTTACGGCGCTTGGGTTTTTTCTTATAATAACTCTTGCGCTTCTTGACCCGCTTGCCCTTGGGAGCCGGCGGTGGCAGGCCGGGTGTCTCCCAGTCCACCAGCAGCGGCAAGTCGAACAGGTCGCTGTCGTCGGGCTGTTGGACCAGCGTGCCGGTGGCCCCCAGGGGGAGGTCTAGGCCGTCAGGCACCCCATTCGCCATGCAGCGGACCACCCGCTGCCAGCATTGCCGTCACACTCTGCACCTTACGCTTGGCGTACCGTGCAAACGGAAATTCTTTAAACATATCGTAGCTATACGCTAGCATATTGAGAGCATCTGGATGGTTGAACCCGAACTGGTCCATTTCCATCATCAGCTTCTGCAGGTACTCCTGGTCGATGGCCGTTGAATACCACAGGTGCCCGTTATTTAAAGGCCACTGGAGCGCCCCGCTCACCCGGTCCTCGGTCGAGCGGCCTGCGGGCCTCAGCAGGAACAGGTTCCCATGGGCCACGCTGAGTTTGCGGCCCTTGGGCGCCAGCGCGTCAACCACATGAATCTCAGTCGTGGACAGGCCGACCTTCTCGACGCCGAGTTGCATGATCAGGTGTCGCAGATACATGCGCACGATGCAGTCGATGGCCTGACTGTGGGTCATCTGGTCGCAGATCAGTTCCTCAAGACACACATCACTGATACCCATGTCATCGTCGGACCCCATGCTAGCCGGCACAATGCTGACCACACCTATGGACCACATGTCGCCCTTGGACTTGGTGAGGTTGGTGTCCTTGTCGCCCGCCTGGTCGATCACCATGAACTTGAAGCGGTCTTTCCAGTGGCCGACCCGCAGCGCCTCGGGGCTGATGGGTTTGAGCGCCGACTTGTCCAGCAGCACGTCGTCCACGGGACTGGGGTTGCAGAGGTACTGGCTGTCGAAGTGCTTGCCGGCCTTGTCGATGCACTTTTGCAGGTACTCAGGGCTGAACAGCACCGGGCGCCCCGACTTGGTGCCGTCGTGGGTGGCCGACTTGATGATTGTGCGGTACAGCGGCACCGGCTTGCCGTCGGCTGAGATCACACCCGCCTTGACCTTATCCCTGATGCGGGCCAGCGGGCCGTTGTGGTGGTAGTAGGTGCCGTGGATCAGTTCGGTGCCACCCTCCTTGCCGATGGAAAACGACATCTCAAAGGACGAAAAGCAGATGTTCATCTGGTCCACTGACTTGCTGATGTCCCAGGTCTCGATGTCGTCGTACATGCGATGCTCAAAGTGGCCGCCGATGGGCATACCCTCGATCAGACCGAACCCCTGGACCGTGTTCTCGCGGCGGCTGGCCGACTTGCGCTTGACGCATATGCCGTTCTGCACCGACCAGCTCGGGCTGCCGTTGTTGGGGTCGGCGTAGAAGATCTCAGGGAACGCCCAAATGATGAACGGGCGCTCGAACGTTTCCTTGATAGACCGCACGAAAGCGTTGGCGGCGTCCTTCTTGAAACTGAAAATTGCGGTGCAGCAGTCAGGGTTGTTGACGATCCGTTTGATGGTCAGGGCAAGAGTGCGCACGGTCGATTTGAAATGCTCCCTGGATTCGATGTCCAGGATGTCGGTGGCGCTCAACCCGCCATCGGGACTGCTGGCCTCCAGGTCGTTGCACGACTGCACCACATAAGGCTTGTTGCAAATGTCGATGGGCACTTCCATCACGAATGCAATGATGAAGAACAAGTCATGCTTGATCAACTCACGCATGACGCCCTTGCTGTAAGGCTCGCGGGTCTCCTTGGGGTGGTTGTTGATCTTGTGTTCGGCAAGCAGATAGTCGTGGGCGTACCAGGTCTCCCACGGTCGGTCAGGATGGTTGGCGAGTTCGGGATGTTGGCCGAAGTCAAGACCGAGAGACGCAGCAAACACGGCCATACTGGCCAGGTATGCCGACTTGCTGGGGGCAATAGCCGGATGGAGTTTGAAGTCAACGGCCATTAGAACCTCTGCCTGAACGGTATGGTTTGGATGACCTGATAAACCCACCCGTAGTCGGGTTGTGGTCGGTCCACGCCGATGATCACAGGGGTGGTGGTTGGCTGGTCGGTGCGATGTGACCGCCACCAGTGCTTGAGTTCCAGACAGCCGCGAATTGTCGGTTCGGCGTTCAGACCCGACACAGCCTTAGCGACGGCCCACTGGTCCTCAGTCCAACCACACCATGTGTACTCGCTGCTATCGGCCATGAGTCACCGGGCCTGTGGGGCAGGTATAGCCGCCGACGAATGGTGAATTAGGCGCAAGGGTGAGTTTGTCAGCCCACAGCGAGTACAGTTGATTGATCGTCCGCTGGCAGTCGGCCCGCTGGTCGGCGGTCAGGAACACGGGGTTGTAGGCCCGCTGGCGATGGCGGGTAAGGTAGCGGGGTCTGCGGCTCACAGTCTGACCTCCGGTCCGAATATCTGTCGGGCGATGGTGCCGATGACCTCTGCAATCTGATCCCGCAGCGCCTGGTCAGCGGCGGTGTAGTTGACAGTCATCTTGCCGTCAATCCAGGTGTAGCCGGACGGCACCATTGCCGCCAGCCGCTTGATCCACGGGCCGATGGCGGCGTAGTAGTCCTGCTGCATCTGCACCCACTGTCTGGCGGTGGGTGGTCGTCTGCTGATGCTGAGGGTTGTCTGCTGCACGGTCACACCTCCTGCGGGCCTGTCGGCCCCTTAACCACCGGTAGCAGCCCGCGCCGGGTGCGCTCCCTGACCCCCCAGCCACAGCCGTTTACCGGCACCTGCTCACCGGCGGCCCGGCGGTCCACCCGGTCGGCGGTGGCTGCGAGCTTCTTAAGACAGCGGCCACAGGTGACCAGCGCCAGGTCACGGGTCATGTGGCCGTCGCAGGGGCGCACGCGGTCCATGTCCTCAGTGATCCCGCAGCGGGCGACCCGCTGGCGGTGGGCGGTGTGGGTGTGGTAATGTCGGGCTTTACGGGCGGTCATATCAGTCTCCATAACCAGCAGATCAGTTGTACAAGGTGAGCAACCACTGAACCGGTGGCGCCGATGTCAGCGTTTACTGGTCCTAGTTTGTAGGCTTGGGCGGTCATTGGGTGGCCTCATGGTCGGTGAGTGCAGCCAACGCCGGGGCCAGAAACCGCTCGTTGAACTCGTCGGCGGGCGACGTCAGGTTGGCTGGCTTGAGCAACACGTCAACCCCGTGGCACGTCTGACGTTCTTCCGTGTAATGGCTGATGTGCAGACAGTAGTCGTTATCGTAGGACACGATGTCAACCGACACCTGTGAGCGGTCACACCCCAGCGAGTCGGCGGCGAACTGAACGGTACCGGCTACCCGGTCGTTTATGAACTGCTGGATCAGTGGGTCTCTCATGTCGTGCTCCGTGTGGGGTGCGTTGTGGCTGGCTGATGGGGTGTAGGCGTGTAGTGACGCCTCGTTTTTCGGTCTCCGGCTTCCCATACGCTTCCAGGGCAACTCAGGTTTGTCCGCACCAGACGTAAACCACTACGTCAACCGGGCAACCTCACCCCACCAGCCAGCCACACCTGTCATTTACCACGGCTGTGTGGGGCTGTCAAGTTTTAATGTGTGGCTGTCGGTGGTGGCTGTCGGTGGTGGTTGTCCACTGTCACATCTCCTGTCGAACCACCGCCCGTGCGGCCCGCTGAATGCGATACACGCTGGCGACTGACACGCCGGCCTGCTGTGCGGCGGTTTCCCGGGTGGCCCCGCCGTCCAGGGCTGCGAGCACCACGGTTGACTGTGCGCGGGCGGTGGGTGCGCGGCCCTTATAGCGACCCTCAGCCTTGGCGCGGGTGATGCCGTCCTTCTGGCGCTCCAGCATCAGTTTGCGCTCAAACGTGGCGATGGCGCCCAGCATGGTGATCATCAACTCACCGGTGGCGGTCGTGGTGTCGAATTCGGGCATGTTAAGCGCCCTGAACTTGATGCCCCGGTCAGCCAGTTGTTTCATGAGGTTGAGCAGGTCCATCGTGCTACGGGCGATCCTGTCGAGCTTCGCCGTGACGATCACATCCCCCGCGGTGGCAGCGGCTACCATCCTGTTGAACTCAGGGCGTACCGCCGCTGTGGCCTTGGTGCCGGTGGCGGTCTCCTGGTAGATTGTGGTACATCCGGCGATCTCCAAGGCGAACAGTTGCCCCTGGAGATGCTGGTCGTCGGTGCTCACTCTCGCGTAGCCTAGTAGTGTCATTATGGTGCCCCCTCTGTCTGTGTGATGACAGGACTGTACACCCGCTTGCCCGTCCTGTCAATAGACTCTTTACAGTGATAGCCCTGACGGGTTATAAAATTTTTGGGCGCGCTGTGTGACGGGTCCGACGCCGACGACGACACGCCACCAAAAATGGTAGGGCCGGGTGGGTCCAATTCATTAGGTGGTACAAATGAGAACAGAACTAATGAACCTCGGCCAATGAACCAATAACCATAGTGATTACAGATAGTTAGCTGCCAAACACAAGATGTAGTGAGCCGACGGCACTATCAGAGGGGTTGCCCTATTGACAGGTGGATAACAGCAAACCACCTAACTACCTGTTATTCCTCAGCTATCCGTCCACCAGGCTCCCACTGGGCCGCCGGTCTAACCCAGTTCATCAATCCTGAACGGCAAGAAGTCCTTGAGGTTCCCGTTGAGGTTGACATTCTGCCTGACAACCGGCTCAGCTCGATCCGCTACAATGTTGACAACGGCTACCTGGTTCGTGTGGGTCGGATAAACCTTGTCAATGATTTCCATAGGTTCGTTGGTTTCGGGGTCGAGATGCTGCAGCCCGGTGCGCTTGTCGATCATTGGCCGCGGCTGGATCATCGGCTTGCCCTTGAGTATATCAAAAGCTACCTGGTGGGCCATTTTTCGCATCGCAGGCTGTGCCAATGAGAAATCTCTAGCCTTCTGCGCTAGATCAGCGGCTGTTTGATTTGACGGCTGCCGACCATTGACAAGTTGATACGCGTCCCTGGCTGGCAAGTTGTACTGATTTATGTAATTTATCGCCGTTTTTGTCGTTCGGGACAACGAGCCTTTTGGCTTTCTGAGTACAAAAGGTACACTCTGCTGAGTTGTTTGCGTACTCACCGGCTCTACGGTCACACTGGGGCACTCCTGCTGGTCAATCGGTCCAAAGTCAAACGTCATTGTGGTGCCTCCTGGTGCTGACGGGGTTGATAGTGCGGTCACATTGTAGAGCCTAGCGGTGTTCGCTGTCAATGGTCCCTTTGTGAACGGGTTCAAATGTCCTTTGAACCCGTTGGTGGCCTTTACTTTGGAATGTCAACGGGGCCATACAAGTGTCTGTTATCATTACGGAATAGCTGAAAAAGGCCAGTTACCCGTTCATAACTGCCCTACCCTTGGATTTTATACTGTACCGATGACTATTACTTTTAATCTCTTCTCTTTTACTCTTCCTCTTATTCTCTCTTCTTTTCTATATAGCTTTAAAAAATGGAAGGGGATAATATAAAAGGAGTGCTAAAACGGCTGCTGCTGCGGGTTTACAGCCTCCCGGTCAGTTCGGGCCGCGTTCCGGGAGTAACGGGTATGGTGGTGTGACATTACAGGTAGTTAGGTTGGCCGGGGGTCTCGACGGTTCGGAATGATGAGTAAAAATCTATTGACATTGCTATTCACGAAGGGTATGGGTTTTAAGTAGAAAGTAAGTAAATTTGGAGAGAAAGGGGAGTAAATATGCAATTGGAAAGGAAAGAGTTTAAATGTCTGCTATGCTCGCATAAGTGGTATAGCCGTCTCGCACATCCCCAACAATGCCCGGGTTGCAAGCGGAAGGATTGGGATGGTAAGCATAACAGCCTGGGTCGTCCGTTGGCTGTTGCGATGGTGGAGCCGTCGGGCGTGGGCCCCGATGGCGGCGGCGGATCGGCTCCTGAATGCGAGTGCCGGTGGTGTAACCACACTTGGGTGGCGAGGGTTGGCCGTCCGCAACAATGCCCGGCGTGCAAGCGTCGCGGGTGGGATGAGACTGGCGAGCCGACGGTAACGCGGGGCGGCTTGGTGTCTGTTGTCTGTGAGTGGTGGTGTGGTCTGCCATTTAGAAACCGGGATGCAAACGTGTGCCCCCATTGCATGACTGATATGATAACGGGCCAGGTGGTTGACGGTAGGCGTCGCACCACGCGTGAAAAGCTGTGGAGTGATTTAAAGATCTCGGTGGTTGATCAGGCGGCGGCCATAAAGGCGGCGGTGCGCTATACCGAGATTCAAGAGGTGTTGGATTTTGTCGATGAACCGGATGGCGGGGTTAGGGGGCGGTTCCTGCGGCTGCTGGTCCGTCCGTCCGACGGTGCTATATTGGAGATTGACGGCGTGCCATATGACGGGCCAGGAAGCGCGGGGGCGTTGGCTGCTGCTCCGGTGCCGGTGGGCGGGTTTGACGACGGCGGGCTATTTGACTGAGGGGGTGGGAGATGAAAAACCGTGGCGGAGTTTAACCTGGGGTCGGGTGTCTAATTCATGCCAACGGTGCGGCCATATCTGGCTCACACGTTGGAAACAGCCGGTTGCCTGCGAGTCGTGCGGGCGGTTGGATTGGGATGATATGCACGACTCCGACGGGGTTTTAATACCTAAGTCGTTCCGTCAATGCATGCTCTGCGGGTGTCTGGTCCGTCAGGTTGGCAGTTACCCGCGTCACTGCATATTCTGCGGGAGGCTCAAATGGTACGCCGGAAGTACCGAGTATAAACAGATAGAATGGAAGCCTCGCAACAAATGGGATAAGTGGGGTCCTATAGAACGCCCGCCCGTTAAATAATGGTTTACAGCCTGTTGGTTTTGAGCAAGTAAAATCCCTGTAGAGCCGCGCCGGTTGGCCGTCTACAGGGATTTTTTGTGCGGATTTTGGAGGTCGGGACCGAAAGGATTTTAGGCGGCTGCGATTTGCTGACAAGCTTCCCTGAGTGTGCTGTTCGGTTACTTTCATGGCTGGTGTTCTCCTGTGGTCCGCGGAGCTGCCCGGCGGGTGTGACTGCCCGCCGGGCTAGTGGTGTGGGTGGCTAGGGGTTGGTGGTCCGCCGGTCCCGGTACGGTTCGGCTTCCTCTTCAAAGTGGTTGACTGCCTGGCGGGCTATCCGCTCGGCTGGCTGGCCGGTGCTGTGAAGCCAGATAAGTAAGTCGGCTATCAGGTCCGTAGCTTCGCT